TAAACGTAAAAATCTCATTTGATTTTTACGTTTAGCCAATCCACCATTGTTTCCCCTTCTTCTTTCCGGCACTTAACGTTTTGGAGTTGCGGTATCCTGCCGCCTCAATCATTGCCGCTTCTTGTAATAGCATCCGGTGTAAATCAGGCTTTCCGGAAAGTTCAAGGGCAAACTTACTCGCTAAGCGCAGTTCGAACGCTTGATAAAACATTGCCTCATATTCAGGCGGCGCATAATCGGGAAAATCCTCATCAGTATTCCCCGTTCCTTCCGCAAGTCTCCCATTCGTAACGTACACTAATACCGGTTCATTTGAATCGGTATAAAGGATATTCCCTTCAACGATATAAAAACTCTTGTCGGTGAGTTCTATAATCTTTCCGCAATCAATCGGAAGCCGGTATGCTCCGGCAAAATCGGTATAGTTATCGATAGCCGCTTTTTCTAATACCCTTCGTTTTTTACCGCTCGTCCAGCTGGCAGTCTCTAAACTTTCAAGCATCGTGGTAAGATAAAATTTTTTTACCATCAGGTACGCTTTCGAAGAAGTGTCGGCGCTATCGAGTTCACTTTGTCCCACTGCTGCAAGCGCTCTATTTGCCAATGCGCGGTCTATATTCATCATCTACTCCATCTTGCTCGGTATCGAGAAAAAAAAGAGGCTTAACAGGTTTCGTCGCTAAGGGAGGAAAAAAGAACGCTACACCGCCTGAAAAGCCCCTAAAAAAAATCCTTTAAAAAAATGAGCGTTACGCTTCTTCCACCGCTTCAAAAAAATCCGGTATTTTGCCTGTAGCCGTTAGCCGCTCCCCTTCGCGGTAATACTGCCCTCTAAAGGTACAGCGCGTCTTACATATGTAGGTGATAGCTTTCCCGTTATCGCGGCTATCCGCTCCGCTTGCCTGCGGATCCCCGGCGGCGGCTTTCATCGCTTCTTCTTTTTCGGAAAGCGCTTTTTTATCCGCTTCCAGTTGCTCCCGTTCTTTTGCAAGCGCCGCTTTTTCCGCTTCAAGGGCAGTCTTTTCTTGTGCAAGCGCCGCTTTTTCTTGCGTAAGCGCATTCGCATCCGGCACCCCTGAATCCGGCGTGTGCGAAGCTTCTTCACTACCGGCATCTTTGCCGCCTGTTTCGCTTTCGGCGATAATATCTTCAATCTGATCTTCTGTTAAAAGCGGATTTTCCGCTCTCATCTTCTCTTTCATCTTTTCGAGCTCTTTTTTATTCATACGGACACTCCTATTAACCCCGCACTTCCGTGTTTAAAATGGCATGAACTTTCCCCTTCGTGAACGTTCCTGTTACGACGTATTTCAAACGGATAAACCGGCGTAATCCTTTCGGAATGGCAAGCGAATAAAACACGTCTTCCCCCTTCGCCTTTAATTGTGCTGCTTGAAAGGCTGGGGAAGTAAGTTTGTCGGCATAGCTTGTCCCTTCTGCGCTATCCTGCAGCACAAAGGTAAGCGATGTGCCGCCGGCAAAATCTTCTTTAATTCTGATGTCGATTGCCTTCCCCGCGGCACTGCACTTTTCTACGCCGAAATCAAGCGCGTTCTCACTTTCCGCGCTTGCGGTAATTGCCTGATTTTCCGAAAATTCAAGGCGTTTATCCAAATACAAATTAGTCATTGTCCGTTACTCCTTTAAAAAAATGTAAAATCTGCGCAATGGGTAATGTTTCCTTCATTACCCCTTACGCAGTATCAATTACAAATTACACAAGTGCTTGCTCCGTCGAAAGGATTGCGTCCACTCTCCGGCACCGCCCCTTTCTAATGTGCGTAATCAATTCACCCCACGGATCGGTACTCGTAAAGACAGCGTTGCCTTTACTCCATGCCGCCTTATCGATTTTAACAAGGGCGTCTTGATTGGAATAAATCGCAATCGTTTGCGCTCCTGAAGGAAGACGAATCATCGCTTCAAGGATAAGCTCTACAATCGTATCCCCGCTTGTACTTTGATCGATGTTACAGATGCGCTTAACCGCGTCCGGGTGCGCAACCGAAAGCCCGTAATGCGTGGAGAAAAACTGCACATAGGCAGGCATAACGCGCCCTTCTCCCATCGGCCAATTTTGTACGCCCATGTCTTCGGTTTTAATTCCGCAATCGCTTCTGCCTTTTGGGTAAATTAAATGCGCAAAGCCGCGGCCGACGGCACAGACATAAATCGACGTACAGCGGTTGCCCGTCCCACCTGCGTTGATAACGTTCTTGTTTGCTAAATCGCTTAAGCGAACCGCAAAGCCGTTAATCTCCGCTTCATTGCGGGCATTGTTGCCATAAATAAGCTCTTCCGCCTGCGTCTGTCCCATACCGGCCAAAAACGCCTGCGCTTCGCTTTCGCGTAACGATTTTACATTTCCCGAATGCTCCGCAAGGTCTTTATCGACGACGCTGTAATCTTCAAGCATCGTAATGCGGTCTTGCTTCGTGTCCGTTGTGGTCGCTCCCGGCTTAATACCCTCGTTGTATTTACGGTGCGTTCCACCTCGCTGGGAAGTGCGTATAATTGTGTTATGCACGGTGCCGTCATTTGCCTCCAATACCGGCATATCTTTTAATATTTCATTCGTCTGGCTTAAAAGTTCGACAATATGAAATCCATCTTGATTGCCGCTTCTGCGCATTACTTCAAGCGCCGTAAGCTGGTCTGTCATACTTAACGTAGGCATATACTACTCCTTATCAATCTATGTGCCAAAAAATGAAAACGTGCCGCCGTCCCGTGCTGATGTAATGCCGCGCGTACTTGCGCTTCCGTCTCCCAGTACCGTGCGGCTTTCTCCCAGCGCCTCTCCGATTTTGATAAACATTTTTACAAAATCGGGATGGTAGGCTAAGCCCGTTTGTTCCAATTGTGAAAAAATAGAATCAGAACCGAACGCTTTAAGCCCCTTCGTATACTGCTCCATCTTTTCACTCACCCTATTTCCGAATTCTTTTTTTAATGCGGCGTCCGTCTCTTCGGCCTGCTTTTTTACCGCTTCGGCAAGCTGTGCCTGCTGGTCTTCTCCGATTTTATGGAAGAACGTATAAAGGCTTTTTGCTTGCGCATCGGAAAGGTTTGCTTCATACGCCGCTTCGGCAAAGCGTTTTTCTGCATCCCATTCCTGCTTAAAGCCGTATTTATCGGCCGCGTCGGGTTTCCCAAGCTTTTTATAAAAAGCGTCAAGTTCTTCCTTCGTGGCTTTCTCTCCGGGTAACGTGTGCATACTACCGAGCTTTTTTTCAAGTTCGATATAAGAAGAAGCAAGGCTTGAAATATCTTCAAACTTTGCTAACGCCTTTACCGCGTCCTTATTCTCCTTGAGTTCCTTCGATAGCTGCGCTCCCCAAGCCTTAAGCTCCGGCTGTACTGCTGTTGCCGGTTCGGTCGCTGTCTGCTCCGGTGCGTTTCCGTTCGCTCCTTGCGCGGTCGAGTTTTTCAAAGCGTCTCCGCCTTTCGCCTCTCCCGTTTTTGCGTCATTAAACGCGCCGGTAATGGAAGTGCCGGTGATACTTGCGCCGCTTCCCGCATTCCCCGCACCCTGTGGACTTTGATTGCCAGTATTCTGATCTAATGTGTCCATATCCGTTTACTCCGTTTTAAGGTTGCTCGCACGTCTTTGATAAGGTTAGTCAAGGTTTGATAAAAAAGCGTCCGTGATGGAAAGCGTCTTTTTTATTCCCAATCGTTCCCTTATAAAAAACTTCGCATATTCGCATAACGCTTTTTCAGCGTCGCTTGTTGCCGCATCAAAATAAAAGAGGTCTTTTAAAAGTGCATTAAATACGATTTTGCCGTCTGCACTTTTAAATACTCTTTTGAATGTTTTTTGTAATTCTTTGTATTGCTCCTCGCCCCTCGCTGTCTCAAAGCCCGGCAGTTCACACCGTCCCCTATTGCGCTCCATCGTCCGCTTCTCCTCCCAGTCCCGTCTGTAATTGTTCGGAGAGCTCCTGTATTGGGCTTCCTTCCCGTACCGGCTCATTTAATTTGTCATAATTTCCCATCAGCGCTTCTTGCTGTTGTTGCATCGCCTGCATCTGCATCGCTTGCATCTGCGCTTCCGCTCTCGCTTGCCTCATTTTTTGCACTTCTTCTTCTTCTCTGATAGCCGTTTGCGGAAAGCCGTTTGTTTCAAGCACATTCTTTAAAAGCGCATCTCCGTTAATGTAGTCAACGCTTTCCGGGGACAATTGAAGAACCGGCTGCGCAAGCATAAGGCTCATCTGTACGCCGCCTGACTGGTGATGTTTCTTCTGCGCTTGCGCCAAGGGGCCGATAAAATCGATATTTAAGCTTGCCCCGGAATTGTTTAAAATGGCAGGTGTTTCCGGTAGTCTCCCTTGCCGGTACATAATGTTAAACGTGCGCCGCACAATTTCAGAAAGCGCCTTATTTTGATTGACGATAAGCGAGGTTAGCATCGCGGCCTTTTCACCCTGTAGTTCTACTACTTCCGTCGCTGTCTTTTGCGCTTGCTGCGCTTGGAGCATCAGCATAAAATCAACGTTGAACTTGTCTTTTATCCGAGCTTCAATATCCCGCACGGTATCAAGGGTGATAGGAAAGTTTGCGCCGATATTGATCGGCATCATAATTTCATCGGGGCTTTCATAGTAGTTAAAACCTGCCGGTACAACGCTTTCTACGCCGCGCATACTGTCAGGTACGTTCATCGGCGGCTCTGCGGCAAGCTGTGCGAGTTTTAATCGCGCTTCTTCTGCCTTGTTTAAGAGCCGCATATCAGGGATAGCCTTGCGCGCAGGGCTGTCCCCGTATGCACTTGCCGTAATGCGCTCCCAGATAAAAACGCTGTACGGCAATTCGTGGTAGCCTGACTCCTCAAGGATTTTATCCCCGGCCATATCAACGTAATAGCTTGCATACGCCATGTTTTTATCGTCGAGTTTATCGCTGTCGTAATTCTCGCGCGGAAAAACGGCGTGAAGGATTTTTATTTCCTTTTGTTTTCCTTGCACATCTTCATAATCCTTCCGCATTGTCTCGCTGACATTTTCTAAGCCGAAACGCGCAACGATATTTTTTACCGTCATCGAAAAATACCGAAAGACCGTGTCGATGTCCCCGTATTCATTCGTTGCGATATATACTTCCGGCGCAGAAACTGTCATAAAGCGGATGGTCGCCTCTTTTTTCTCATCGATGAGCATTACCCCGTGTCCGAACTGCGCGGAGTTACTGATAAAAGAGGGTGCTTCCGTATAAAGATTGTTGCGGTTAAATTCTTCATACAGCGCTTTTTCTGCATTCTCAAGCCAATCTTTCACCCCCGTATAATCGAGCATCGCCGAATCGCTTAGAGAAAGTTTTAGCCACGTAACATTCGGGCTTATGGTATATCCCATTAAACCCGACACGAGTTTATCAAGGTATTCTGCAGGCCGTCCCGTATGTCGCTTCGGCCGCTTCACCTCATCGCGCACTTCTTCCCAATCGAAGTTCTTGCTTCCGATGTAGGTAGTAACGTCCTGCCATTCCCCCTCGTGTACTTTACGCTTTGTTTTAAGATGTTCAAAAAGCGTTTTAATGTCGCTTAAAAGCTCTTTTTCATCCTTTTTCGCTTCTGCCATAATGACATTCTAAAATGGAGCTTTTGATTTTGTTATATAACTTGATAAGAAAAAGTATTTTTTCAGTTCCGATAATTATCCATTACGCATTATCAATGACTCATTACGCATATGGATCCCATCCGGTGCTTTTCGCTTTTTTACTTGCAAAGTTCCATTGTCCGCTCTGTTTTCGTAATGCCTTCGCAGGGTGCCGCGCATACTCGCTCATAATCGCATAGCGCGTCTCATCGTAGATATGGTCTTCCATCGCAGTATCAATATCTTCCGGGTGCGCTTTACTCGGCAAAAGAAGCGGTATTGTGCGGATAAAATCAAAGCAGGTGTCAAAAACTAAAAGCATCGGCTTATCGTCTTCGCCCTTTGTTTTTAATAGCTGATGAAGCTGCATCTTTCCGTTGATGCGCTCGTTATTTGCTTTTATCATTTTCCAACCGACCGCTTCAAACTTTTCAGCAATGCTTGCTTCCTTGTCCGTCTTACTCCATACGGCGGGGTCTGCGACCATCACCGTAACCCCTTCCGCTACGGAAAGCGCATAAGCTTCTTTTGCCACTTCGCTCGCGCTTTTTTTTACTCCCTTGTTCGCTTCCCCTTTTTCACAACCGTAAAGCTCACGGTACCGTATCATCCGCCCTTCGCTATTGACCGCCCACCACCCGATACTAAAGGGCTTTGCGTACCCCCAGTCCATTGCGCAAAATTTAAACCATTGCCAGCTCTCTAAGGCAAAAGGTTTAATAACGTGTTCTTCGCGTCTGAATTCTTCAAACGCCGCCCCTGCGACAATATCCCAGTTGCCGCACCGTAATGCTTCATAGAGGTACCGCGGTAAAAGGGTTAAGTTCTTTTCATATTCGGGATCGTTTTTCATCAAAATACGGTTATCATCTAAAAGGCTCGGAATAAAACAGCGGGTACGCCCCATCTCATCGGTGTAAATCGTGTTCGGCTTTTTTCCGTCGATAAAGCGCATTTTTATCCAGCTGTGCCCGACGCCGCCGGGGTTTCCGGTCGCTCGCATATAGCATGTAAGCCCCGCCGCACTCCGCAGGCGGCTAATCATGTAAAGGTAACAATAATCGGTTGCATAGTTTCCGAGCTCGTCAAATCCACACCAAGTATACTGATGGCCTTGATAGCTTCCGACGTCCTCGTCACGCTCTAAATAGCGGAGGCGTAAAAAGGAACCGGTCGGAAAGGTAAACACGTTTTCAGTTTTATGATAGTGCGCCCCAAGCGGCGTATAAAGCTCTTTTGCCCTGATAATCAGTTCTTCAAGCTCTTTATA